TTATATCTCCGCCCTGAAGGACGGAGTTTTACGGCACGTTGGATAAATCGGCGTGCCGTTCAAAGCTAGTTGCACGCTTGGATTGCGTTTGTTTTCCTGCTCCTGCTGTTGGCGCTCGCGCTCTTGCTGTTGTCGTTCAAGTTCCCGCCATGCCTGCATATCTTTTTCGAATTGTTTTTCCATTTGGCTTTTTTCAGTCATTTAGCATCCCTTTTATTGCGCTCAGGTCGCTTCCGATGTACATCACGCAAGCCGTGAACACGTTTTGCGCACTCGGCACGTTGATTTTTATTTTTGTTTCGGCGATCTCCAGTAGATCGCTTGCGGAAAACGCCTGCACCGTCACGACGGTTTTTAGCAATGTATCAACCAGTTTTTTATTTTCCGCTTCTCGCTCCGCTTTCATTTTTAAAAGATTTTTAATCACGGCGGACGGGTCGCCCGTTTTAATCGCATTGGCGCCCGCAATGGCATTACGAAGCACCGATTGCATAATGCGCCCCGATCCCGGTGTAATGTCCGCGCCATTGCCAAAAGCGGGGCTTGCGATAGTCGGGGTTTTCGTCATCTTGGTTTGTTGTAAGTCCTTACTTGATTTTGCGTAATCATAAGCCTGTTTAAAACACGGCTCGGGCAAAAGCACCCGCACTTTATCTAAATCCGCAATAAATTGTTCGATGCTCGGGCTTGTCACCATGATCGCGATCACGTCCTGCATTCCGCGCGGGCGGTTCGGGTCGCCGTAGTCGATCAGCTTTGCCGCTAACGCTTTAACGGCGTTTTCCGGAGATAAATAGCGGTTTGATTTTTCTTCGATGCCGTGGGTCCAGTTATGCACCCCGATTTTTGTGCCGGAAACAGATAGCGAAAAAGGGGAAATGATCCCCCTTTGTGCGTCATCAAGTGTTTTTTTGGCTTGCGGGGAGAGTTTTAATAATTGTTTTTTCCACATAGCCGCCCCGATTAAATTTGTGAAAATTCCTGCGGGTATTGTCTGCGCGTCACTTCGCTTTCGTATGCTTCTCGGCAGTGATTGCGATCAAAGAATAACCCGTTAATCAGCCGATATAACACGCGCCAACGCTTGCGCGGGTGCGGGACTAACATTGCGCCGCGATATGTGCGGCTTGAAAGGGTTTCGTCCGCCGCACCGCCGATCAGTGCATTAAAAAGCTGGTCGATGGCAATCACCACATGATAGCCCCATGTTTTCAGTTTTGTTTTTTTAATCATTGCTTGATTCTCCGATGTAAATTGCTTCGTAATATAGCTCTTTCAAAAGTCCTTTATTCGCCACGTTTTTGACGTTCATACGGATTTTAAATCCTGTGCGCGTGAGGTCGTAAATATTAAACACAAATGATGTTTGCGTTAGTGCGTTAAAAATCGGGTGCAACCGCACCAGAATTTTTTCATTCGGGAAGTTGGTTTTGAATGGTATTTCTGCGCGGGTGAACGGGTAGCCGTTGGTAAAATCAATCAACGAAAACGGGACTGCGCCGATTTCCGATTGTTTTTTGTCATTGCTCGGCAGGGTTTCTTTTATTTTATGCACTTCCTGCGCCACTGCTTCGATTGCTTGTTGTATTGGGTGCGTCATTCTGCCGTTCCCGTGCTTAAAATTTTCGTAATGCGTTCCGGCAACGCGGAAAAATCCAATGCGTCAACGGCAGACTGCAAGCCTGCAAGTTTAGTTAAAATCGCTTGACTGGCTAAGTCGTCTTTTGAGAGTTCGGCGAGGATTTTTTTAATTTCTGCCGCGACTTCCTGCAATGAGTCGAGTTCTTCCGGTGCGCCGTTAATCCACGCTTTTAATTTTTCATCGATGATTTTGCCGACTTCATTTTTATCCACGCCCGCGCTTTGTGGTGCGGTCAGAATTTCATTCAGCGCGGCAACTAGGTTTGATTTTGTGCCTGTGTCTAATTGCGACAAGTCGCCGATCAGCTTGCGCGTTTCAAAAGCGTGTTGCGCTAGCTGTTCAAAGGCTTTTTCGATTAGTTCTTTCGATGTTTTCATTATTTTGTTCCATTTTCGAGCCAAAACGCCACTAAATCGGGCAGGCTTTCTGCTATTTTTATTTCTTCGTTGATGATCAGCTGTCGCCCGATTTCGACGTCAACGATTATCTGGGCGTCTATGATAATATCTATATCAATACATTCGCTCATACTCCCCTCACTCTATGATTGGGTCAAACTCAATCGCGCCTTGCAATACCGTTTTAAATTTGTTGTCCGCCGTGATTAAGTGCAAATTGTATTCGGCAACAATTTTCGGGATTTCCCGCGTCATTGCGCGGGTGATTGGTATTTTTGCTAAATTGCCGTCATAAATCATAATCCCGCCGTTTTCGGTGGTTAGTTTTAGCAACGGCTCCGCGTCGGATTGGTTGCGCTTGACGACAAATAGCAACTTGCACCCGGTTAAATCATACGGCGTACCGTTGCGGTATCTAACTCGCGCGGTTACATCTACGTCATTCCCGCGCGGCATGACTAGATTTCTTATTCGTGGTATGATTTCGGTCATTTTTCCGCGTCCTCGCTTATGGCTTCAGCGTATGTTTGCGCCCAACCGATTGACCAATCATAATTCATCGGGTCTTCCGCTTGCTCTAATAAGACTTTGTGCATATAGGCGTTTTCAAACATCTTTTCTTTTAATGTTTTCACCGCGTCCCACACCGCCTTAAATTCTTCAAAATTAATAGTTTTTGCGCTGTTGTCGGCACAAATTAGCGTGTAAGTGTTGTCTTTGCCGTTTAAGTCAAAATCCGCTTTGATTTCGACTAACGTCGCGCGCCCCTTTTCGTCGCTATCTACCCATTTGCCAATGGCGGCGACGTATGTTCCTCCGTTAACACATTGATCACGCTTGGCGTTGATTTTGGCGCGGATGATGGCGCGTTGCTCGGCTAAAAGTGCGGTCTGGTTTTTCTTTAAAAGCGTCCAGCGTTGCCCGTTCCACGTGTAAAACTCGTTTTCGGGTGCTTCAACAAGCGTCATCTTGCCGTTTTTCTCAACTAGCCGCTTAGTGTCTAAATCTACGTCGTCCGCAACGTCGATTTCATGATATGCGTCTTTATCTTCTGGTTCCGGATAAATTACATATTCGTTTGTGTTTTCTTTTTTAAAAAATACCTTCATTTTTAACCTCCCAATAAAATCACTTTGCGAATCTCAATACCCCGTTCAAATGTAATATGCGTCCCGTTGCGCGTAACGTACGATACGGCAGAATAGTCTTTGTCCGCGTTTTCGCCGCCATATTCAATCCCTCCTATAAATGAGCCGTTACAGTGGGCGATTGATATGGTGCTAGTTAAAAGTCTGCCGCGATACATATACATAACAACCATTATCCCGCTATTCGTTCCCGCGTCTATTGTTAATCCGTTTTGTGCACCCATCCAAATTAATTTTTCATTGCGCACATCGTCTAAAAATGCAATTACGCCAGCTCTATCTTGCATCCAGATTTCGTATTTATCCTCGATCCAAAATTTCCATTGTTTGTTAAATAGTTCAAAGCGAGCTAATTTCCCGTCATTTCTGTTTATGTTTATCCCCGCTAAATTATTGTCTCCCTCTTTTACAAAAACGTAATCTTTCCCCCCGTGATGGAAGAAATCTCTTATCCAACCATACCCTTTAGTCCATATCTCGCCGCCATGCGTAAGTGTAAATGTGTGTTCTCTTCGATCTTGTGCGTATGTTGTACCCGGGGGGGTCGTCCAGATTCTTAGTTCGTCGGCATATCCTCCCACATCAACCGCTTCAAGTGTTACTTGCGGGTGAGAACCGTCCCAATTAATAAAATCGACTGATGACGCGTGATATGATTTGCTTTTCACCGCTAAATTTGCATGATTTCTTTCAGCTCTAAAGTGAGGCGCGACAAGATCGCCAGTCATCCAGTCGCCTGATTTTGATACTTTTCTGTTTGCGTTGTTATTTGCCTCTTCTGCGGTATTTTGCGCTTTATCAGCGGCGTTTTTTGCTTCGACGCCCTTGTCATACGCCGTCTTCACCGCCACACTGGTCGCTACGTCGTCCGCGCTGTTGCTGTCGATTGCGTTCGATTTTTTGCTGTTCGGAATGTAATTTGTCAGATTCCGCGTGATCGCGTCGATAAAGGCTTTCAGGGTTTTGATTGCCTTCGGCGTGGCGGCTAAGTCCTCGGAGTCAGAATCATAACCGGAATACAATTTAGCGATCCCGCGTTTAATCAGGCTCGCCAACGGCAAACGGTGCGTATGTCCGCGCTTGTCGGCTTTGTTCGGCGTGGTGTCGTCCAAGTCTAGCGGGTTGATGCCCAAAAACGGCGACAACAATCGGCGGTCGGTTACGACGCCGTTGCGGTCAATGTCCGCCAAAATTTGCACATAGTGCGGGCGGTTTGCGGTGTCCGTGTAGTCCGCTTTGCTGACTTTTAAAAATTTGAGTTCGGTTTCATACGCGCCCGTGACGGTGCAATGATGCACCACGTCTAAATAAATTGAGCACGGCAAATTTGCGGCATTGATTGTTTCAAGTGCGGTCATATTGGCGCGCACACCCTCAACATACGCCACACCCGGTTCAATGGTGTAATCATTGCCGCTTTTTCTTTTAACTAAAAAGCTGTCATCAAAAAACACCGCGCGCCCGTATAAATCACGGTTGGTTAAGCGGATCTTTTCGTCGATTCCGTGCAAACGCACGGTAAAATCAATCTGCCACGTTTGCGCGGTCACATTGATATTTGTCAAGGCTTTCGCGCCCGTAAACTCCAGTAACACGTTGCGCGTGATGCTGTTGCCCTGCACGTTGTTTTTGTTGCGTGTTTTTTTGACTGGCGTCGTCTGGATTGCCACGGCAAGCATATTTTTCGACTTGTTCACCAAGCCAATAAAATTAAAATCAAAATCGCCGACTTCCGTTCCAATGGTGACGGAATACACCACGGCATTTTCATTAATGACGCCGCTTTGTGACACTGCCTGACGGTGCACAATGTGCGCCGCCTGCGGCATGGTTAAATGATTTTTTAAGTTATCGGCAGTCAAGCCGGGGATATTTGCAAAAACAAATTCATCAAAAACGACCGTGCTTTTCGCGGCTGTTTGCTGTGCGATGTATTGTTCAAATTGCGGAGTGATTAAACTTGCCATAAAACACCTTTTTAATTGTCATTATTGGTATTTGATATAAAAACTTTGATAGTCGTGCTCAAATTCGCCGTGGTGAATTGTCACTGTTTCCGCCGTGATCACGTCGAACGTATAGCGGCGACAAGTGCGCCCATATTTGCGGATAATTAAATTCAGTAAGTCGATATTTTTCGCCAGTTGCTTGTCGGTTAACCTGATTTTGATCACGTCCCAATTTTCTAAATCGAAACGTTCTTCCAACTCCACATAGCCAATGCCTAAACGATCAAAAATACGAATAAACCCCGCTTTGCTTCCGGCGTCCTTGGCGTTGATAAAGGCATATTTGACGCGCTTGCGGAAAAGCTCCAACGGCTCATTTTCGAACCGTTCGACGTCGCGCTGATACGCAATCAAATTCAAAATGCGCTCACTGCATTTTTCTTCGTCTAAAATTTCAAACGGAAATTTGACCGCACTTTGTACGTAGTCCCACCACTTGCCGAACAAGGCGGCGATTTTCGCAAGCTCGCCCTTATCCATCCAAAACGGTAATTTAATGATCATCGTTGCACGCTCACGGTTAAGCGCGAAATGCGCGGAATAGAAAGATCACTTTGAATATCCGTCTGCCCCCAAACAATCGAATCAATCTCATTGAATCGGTCGTGGATTTCCTCGCCCAATTTCGACCAAGAGAAACGGCTGAACGGGTAGGTTTTCGTCACGCTGTAATTATTGTTTTCGCGGAATGCACACCGAATCATATTTTCCACTGCCAGCACGATTTCCGCCTTGCGCGTGTCGCCGATGGCTTGCGACGGGCGGAAATACACACCGCACGTGATCACGTGTTGCGTTTCCGGCATCGCAAAGCAGATCAAATCATCGCCGTGCCCGTGGTTGCCCTCGGTTTGTACGTAATGATTCACTTTGTCGATAAAGGGCTGACTGGTCACGCCTGTGTCAAGTAATAAATACGCGTTGGCTGTGCCCGGTCCACGCGGGGCGTCATGTTTAAAATAAATGCGGTCAACGGATAAGCCCGCCACTTTGGCGATCATCCCTTTGTAAACGCTGTCAATGTGATGTTGCCCAACACTGGAAAACTGGGTGCGATAGCGTTCGCGTAATTCTTCGTTGCTTTCTCGGTCGGAACCCGGGGCGGTCAGCCAGTCGTCTTTGTTTTCAACGGATCGCACGCCCGCGATGTTTTCCGGTAAAATGCGGTAATAGCCCGCCGCCAAGTTATAATCCGCGCCCGCATTTTCCGCAATCACGGGCACAGGGGCGGAAAGCGTGCCTTTCGGAATCGGCGTATCTTGCGTCACAATCAGTCGAAAAATCACGTCGTTAATGCGTTCAGTTTGCACCACGGTTCCCGCTTTGATCGTTAATTCGGTAAGTTCGCTTTCTTTCGTGAAGTGGATCACGCCTTCCGCTTTAGTGGCTTGTTTAAAATCGATGCCCACTGCCCACGCGTGAAGCTGTAACCACTTTTCTTTTGCGGTTTTTACAAACAGATTCGGCAAGATTTCGCCGATTAAATGATCCGTAAGCCATTTCACGGGTTTAACCGCAATCGCGGTGATCAGTCGCCAAAACGGCGACATTTTGGATGTATTGGTAACAAGGTTTTCTTGCGCGGTTAATTCCTCGAATTTTTGACGGATCTGCACTTCTTCCACAGGCAAGCCCGTTTCAGCCAGCATTTGTTTAAAATCTTCAGCCATTTAATTGGATCCCCATGTTGTCAATTTTGCCGAAATCGTAAGTTTCGGCGGTCAAACGTAACCGCCCCTGACTTTCGTCATCAATAAAAATCGTGCCGGGAATCAGTCGTTCGTCTTCTTCTACCAGTAACACGATTTGCAAAATAATATCGCGCCGTAAAATGCGGCTTCTTTCAGCGATCAACAACGTCGCCAAGCCGCTTTCTAAAATGGCGTGCTTGATGTCCTGCGCGATGGAAACGCGGTTATCACAGATCATCGGCTGATTGCCGCTATCCAGTGTTAAATCCTCGCCATTAATCCACAGATCCAAATACCGTTTTTCAGCCATTTATCACCCCGCCGCCAGTTGTTGTTTATCGCGCAAATACTGTTCGAACTGTTGCGGATCGTTAGCGTTAATCGTGATTCCACCGTAAATCTTCAGAGATTTATCGGTGGTTTGATTTTGCGAAACGGTTTTGCTTATTGTGCCGGGTTGCATTTGCGTTAGTTTTGGTTGTGCCGATTGCGGCAATTGTAAAATTTGCCCGCTTTGCGGTTGGGCGGTCGCGCCATTCGCCAGATTCGGCAATGACATCGCCGCGCCTGCAATGCCCGCGACACCCTGCATTCCGCCTAGGCTTCCGCCTTGCGGTGTTTGCATGGTCGCGATAAGCGGGATCTCAATGCCGATTAAGCCGCTGATTTTGTTCGCTTGGGTAATTAACCAGTTGAGCATATCAATAAACATTTTTTTGATTCCGCCCGTCACAGTGTTAAAAATATCCAGTAAACCGCCGAACAGGGCGCCGAAAATCTGCACGGGGTCGCCGTTTTGCCACCCTTGAACCACGCCTTGCCATGTGCTAATCAGAATATCCGCGACGCTAACAAAAATATCTGCCACATTGGCGATCTGTGTCGCGATTAACTCAATGACGCCGATAATTAAATTCATCGCCGTGGACACCGCCACGCCAAGATCAACGCCGAATTGTTGGAAACTATATGCGGAAGTTGATGCGCCCGTGAATAACGCGATAATGCGCCCGATTGCCTCGCCCACTTTTTTGATCGCACCCCAAACAAGGTTAAATGCGTTAAATAGCGGATCGAACGACACGCCCACGGCTTTAAATCCCGCGATAAAGCCGCCGACGAAATCGGCAACCTGCGCGCGGAATTTGTAAATCAACACGCCAAGCCCCACAATTAACGCCACCACGGCGCCGATAGGACCCAAGATCGCACTAAAGGCGATACCGATTGCGGCAATAACGCCGCTCATTAATGTGATCGCGGCAGTCAGCCCCGTAAAGCCAAGCAATGCGCCCACCACATAGCCGATCCATCTTGCAATGTTTTTATAAGTGCGAAGCCATTTCACGAACTCTTGCCCCATATCGGCGATCCGGTTCGTAATCGGTTCAAGTTTTGCAAGAATCTGTGTGCCGATGGCGATTTTGATATTTTGGAAAATCGACTGGAAGCGCATCCAAGAATCCGTCACGGTTTTTGAAATTGCCATGGCTTCATCAAGGGATTTCATTCCGTCTATTTCATCAATATCGGTTTTTAACGTATCTAGTTTAGGTAAAAGTGTAGAAATCATTTCTACCGCGTCTTTTGTACCGAAGGCATCTTGTAATTCTTTCAATGCTTTCGACTTGCCTTTTAAGTCGCCGTACTTGCCTTTTATTTTTTCCAGAATATTCACAACCGGAAGCATTTTCCCTTGTGAATCCAGGAATGAAAGCCCTAATTTATCTTGCGCTTTGACGGCTGTTTTTAGGAATGCGGCGTATTTTGTCCCCGCAAGTCCGCCCTCGAACACATTTTGCAAGTTGCCGATTACGGCTAATTGCTCGGCGGATTTAATCCCGTGTGCTGTTGCTGACGATCCCAAATTAGTGTAAGCCTGCATCAGGGATTCGCCCGATGATTTGAATTTATTCGCGGTGACGGTGGCTTGTGCGGCGATTTGTTCGACCCACTTTTCTTTCCCGATTTTCGCGGCTTCATCGCCAAAAATGCCGTATAACTGGGAAATATACGAACCCATGGCTTTGACGTCGGAACCGGTGGCTTTGGCAAGAATATTCGAACTCTTAGAAAATGCGATTAGCTCGCTGTCGGTCAGCCCGTCGATTGCGCGGGCGATCTCGTTTGTGGAATTGACGACATCTGTCGCGGCGCCGCCGTAAGTTGCGCTAAAATCTAGGGCGAAATCGGTGATTTTGTTTAGCCCCGCTTCTTCTCTGCCCGTGGCTTTGATTTCGTTTAAAGCGCGGTTAAAGTCAATGGCGGGATCTAATGCGGCTTTGAGTGACGCGCCGGCGGCAACGACACCCGCCGCGCCGAAAGTAATTTTGCGCATGGCTTTTTCGCCACGGTTGCCCAAGTCATCAATAGACTTCATGACGCCCTTAAGGGGCGCGGAAATTTGATCCGTAAGGCTGATGATATACTCAAGTCCCTGAACTGCCATGCGTAAAACTCAAAAAAGAAAGGTTAAAAACATTTTGCGATGCCGCTTGCCACGGCGTCGGCTAAATTCTCAAAATACTGGTTATTTAACCAGATAGCGCGGGCAAGATTGATCTCGCTGTTGTCGTCGTGCGGTAAGTAGTGCATTCGAAGCGCAATAGCTTGTGATAAGCCGTTGCGCTTGATTGCTTCTACCCGCGACGTTAGTTTTTTACAGTGATTTCGATTTCCGGCACCAACACTTTATTGACGGTTCCGGCAATTTTTAGCGCAAGCCCCGGAACGTTGATGATGCTTAATAATTCATCACGTTGGGCGCGCTCAACGATTGCCAATAAATAATCTTTGATCGGCGTGATTTTGTTGCCTGATTCGATTTCGTTAATCATCGAATCGTATGCGGCGGCGTCTTTTGTGAATGTAAATTCAGCACCTTGAATTTCAATGGTGACGGTGCTTTTCGCGCCTGCGGTCAATTTTTCAAGTAATGATTGAGCGGTGTTTTTTTCGGTCATTTTGTAGTTTCCTTATTGTTTCTACTGGTTGTTAAAATCGGTAATGCATTTTTGCGTCGATTGCTGTGCGATTAAGCAAATATCAATCATATCCAACGCGTTATTTAAACTTTGTACTAATTGCCCGTTAGTGCGTGTGCGGGTTTTGATTGCCTTGCATTCGGTTGTTTGCGGGCAAATTAACCGCACTTTTGCCGGGGGCGGCGTTGCGTTGTTCGAACAGGCGATTAATGTCATCAGGCACGCGCTGACTAGTCCAAGTTTGATTTTGTTCATGTGTTAAAACCTCGTCTAATTGTGCTTGACGACTTTGCGCCAATTCGTTTAATTCGTTCAGTTGCGCCGATAATGCGGCGGCTTGTAACTGGTAATTCGCCAACATTGCCACATTTCGCGCGTTGGCTTGGCTGACACTGACTAACTCGGCGGATTTGGCTTGCAACTCGTTTTTGTAATGTTGCGAAAAGCCCATTACGACCCACAACAAGCCCAATAAAACGGCGATGATATAAGGCATTATTTATCCTCCAAACCAAGGCATAAGCGGCGTTCTTGTTCGCGACGGACGACCAAGCCTTTTAATACCCTGCCGCCTGCGCGGTTAAAATCCCCGATGCGTAAACACATCAAGTTAAACTGTTCCGCTTGCGCTAACTTATAAAGCGTGGTCGGCACGCGTTTTCCTTTCGCTTGGCTGTAAAACGTGCGGGCGTTTTCGCACCCGATGTTAAACACTAACGACGTCATTGCGTCGAACTGGTTTTGATTCAGCTTCGCGCCTTTAAAATACCTATTTACACAGGTTTCGGCGGTTTTCAGGTTACGCCGTAAATCAAGCACCACTTGTTCCATGGTGATTTTTTTATTTGGATCTACGCCGTGCGTATTGCCGACGCCGTTCGTCCATTTGTCCGCCGCGCATTTGTACGGGGTCAATGCACAATTTTCGGCGTTTGTGACCAATGCCACGCCCTTTTCACTGGTGCGGGTTTCTAAGCCCTCTGGGGCTTGCTGTGACACATACAACGCAATCACCGCGCCCACGGCACAATAAATCATCTTTTTACGCAAGCTCATTGACGGGCACTCCGTGTTTGACTGCGTCGATTTTTGCCATCAACATTCGATAGCTTGCTTCGCGTTCTTTTGCGATAATTTCGCGCTCTTTCACTTCCATTTCTTTTTTATATTTTTTGTAGGTGATCACGACGGAGATCGCGCCGAATAAAATACCTGCAAGGCTTGCCCAATCGCTCAACGCCAACCCCGAAAAAAACGCGACCACAGAACCGATAAACGGCACGGATTCTTGCAATCTGTGAAACATAATGATTCCTTGAAAAATAGTTAGAAAAACGACCGCACTTTATTATTATTGTTATCGGCGGTCGCTCCTCTAAAACCGCTAACCGATAAGATCGCGGGTGTCGCTTGCGGACAAGTACGGCACGCCGTTAATCTTGACGAAATCCGGGGACGTTACGAAATATTTGATTTTTTTCGTGGCTTTCGCACCGCCTTTCGGATCGATGTTGATAATATCGGTCAAAATCAGTTTATTGCCGAAAGATTCCACTTTGTCGCGCACGCCGCCGCGTTGGGCAAAGTACACGAAATCCGTTTCCGGGATGTCGCGGTAACTGCCCGCCGATGCGGCGACTTCGGATAATTTCGCGAAGTTTTTGGAATCCAGTTCGATTTCACCTTCTGCCATCACGTCGCCAGATACCCAACCGTCAGGGATTCCGCGTGTTTGTGCCACGGCGGAATTGTCGGTAATGCTTAAACTGACGCTTTCCGCGTGGATCGGCTCGCCCAACATATAAAAGTCGAACGACATTCCGCTGATTCTTTCTGTGCTCATTGATTAATCTCCCAAGGTTTCCAAATCTAAGAAAATGTTCACGGTGATTTCTTTCGGGCAATCGTACGGGCGAACTTTGATGTAAATCGCCACTTTGGTTTTTGATTTCCAAACGATTTCAATATCGCCCTCTTTCGGCGGCATACATTCGCCCGGGAAAGTTTTGCCCGCGATGGTCGCCGATTTGCTCATTTCGCGTAAAACCGCCGTGAAATAAGTCTTGTGATATTCTGTGCTTGCGCTTGTTGAGTTAAACGACCGATCGCCGATTTTTGCGATGGCTTGCAAGCGGATTCGGCGCGCGGCTTTGTCAACGATTCGCACATATTCGATCACTTGGTAATCACCGCCTTCGGCGTCTAATGTGCGACCGTCCGCCCAATAATAGCCGTCATAATCGGGATACCACATCGGAACGGAGTAACGCGCCATTTCTAACGCTTTCAAGTGCGCCAGTGTGATTTCCGCGCCGTCTTTGTCTTTCGGTTTTTCCGCACTGCCTAAATCCAACAATGCACCGGTTTGTACGCGGCACGGGGAATCCGCGATGGTGACCGCACGATTCGCCAAGCGCCCCGCAATAACGCCCGCTTCGTTGCCGAACAATGACGGCACTAACATGACGTGTTCGGCGACTAGGGTTTGTTGTAACGTGGTTAATTTCGCCACGTACTGATCCCATGTTTCGCCGTCCGATTGGTCGGTGTTAATCGGTTCAATGGCTTGGATAAAAAATGTTCTGCGTCCCAACTTCGCCAAAAGTTCGGCGTAAGTTTGCTGTAATTTATTGATTTTTTCTTTGTCGATGCCTGTCGTATAGGTATTGACACAATATTCAAAAGACGCGGTGCGATTGGCTTCCAGAACGACTTTTGGAAAATCATAATCATCCTGGCTTGCGATGTACGCATAAGCGAACCAGTTTTGTCCGGCGTTTAACATTGCCGCTTTGACGTGTTTTTTTAGTGAGCTGTCGGCAGTGCCGAAAACTTTATCTAAATCGCTGTCCGGTGTAAGTGCGGTTAGTTTTCCGACGTTTTCCGTGCCTACGCCGACGAATAACGCCAAGCGCTCGATTTCTTTCGTTTCGCCGCTCAAAAGATTGAGGGCGTTAATTTGGACTGATGGAAATGCCATTGATAAATCCTCGTTTATTTTTGTTATTGTTGACGGATTCCGTTTTCAAAGACTTTTAATAGTTCTTTGGTGACGATCTCGGCGTTGCGTTGTTCGCTTTCGTCCAAGAACGGACGCGCCGCCATTTTGTACGACTTCAACCCTCGGCGCGTGTTAATGCCTTGCTTTTTCTCAAGCATTCTGATGATTAATCCCGCTTGCCCCTGTGACATCGTGGATCGAATGCTTTTGCTTGTGGCTCTTTTGCGCTTCAACCTGCCATTTTTACCGCGCTTTGCGGTGGCTTCGGTGTAGCCCAATTCTTTCAACCGCTTCGCCTGTTTGGCTGTTGCGGGCTGTTTGTTTTGTTCAAGTAGTTTTTTTAATGCGGCTTTTTCTTTTGCCGTTTGCCCGGTGGGCACGGTTAAGCCTTTTTGATGCACTGCCCCGATTTCGCCGCCTGCGCGGTCGGCGTAGTGTAATCGCCCCGAATTGCCTTGATTCTCAACTTTTGAATTCAGGTATTTCGCGCGATATTTCAGCATTTTATTTTTTCGCGCGGATTTTTCTTGCCGCTTGCGTGGTTGCCACGCTTTGCCGTCCGGTGTGCGTTGGGCACTGACGTTCTTTTTCGCGCCGTCTTTCAGCCGCCATAAAACCTTTTGCATGACTTTTTGACGCTGTTGCGGACTTAACCGCAAATACATCAACGTGCGCTTAACGCGCGCCACGCTGTCAGATTTGGGCTGAAATGCTATTTGGGTCATTGATTACGTCCGTTTCGATCTCAATTTCCTGTGCGGTCAGAATTTCGATTTCGTCCAAGCGGTAGCTTGCGCCGTCGATTTCCAACCGTCCCGCCGAATCTTTGACGGCGGTGAGCGGCTCTTGAAACGCGATGGTAAACGTGAGATCCGCCAGTTCGTCGCTGATCATTTCAATGTCAAAATCTGTTTCATACTGATCCAATACGTCGCGCATTAGGTCGTTATCGTTAAGCCAGATTTGCACCCATGCCATTAAATAATCAGGGCGGATTTCCACAAACGGGAATTCGTTAAAAAACAGCACGGCGTCGTAACTGATATGCGCAATTTCTACGCCTTCGTCCGTGACCTGTTTTCCTTGATTAATCAATTTCCCGTTTTCAATCCAAGATTCGAAATTAGCTTGGTAGCGTTTCGGCAGTTTACCCAAGAGAAAATCAGTCAACTGTTGATAAAGCATTTTTCGCTTTAGATTAGCCATACCGATCCCCGTCGCTTGCCTTTTAGCGTGCGAATCGCGTGGGTTGCTTCCGCTAACAGGCTCTTTTGTTCGTCCGCATATTCGCGGTTAGTGTGAATTTCACGGCTCGAAAGCACGTTGAATTCCGGCAATAACTCGGCTTTGGCGCGCGCAAATACTGCTTTTTTATACAGTGTTTCCGCGTAATTTTCGCCGTTTATGCGGTCGGTGCTGATGTCCGCCGCGCGGTTAATGCCTTGTCCTTTGTAGTCTTGTTCTACGCCTTGCAAGTCGATATTCACGCCCTGCATGGCGGCGATTAATACCGATTTCAGCATTTCGTTCGGTATCTGCAACGGGATCGCCCGTTGCTTTTGAAACTCGGCGATCTCAATATCAGACCAAAAGCCGCTATTGCTGATCGTCGTGTCGTCATATTCTTGCGTTCTGCCGTTAAACATTCGCGCCCCCGTTCTTGCTTTCCGAATTTGCGGAAAGAGGGTCGGCACGAAGTTTTTCAACGACTAGCGAAAAATCAATTTCCTGCGTTTCCAAGCTAAGACCGACCTCTAGGGGGGAATCCGTTCCTGCGTCCTTGTATAATTTCGCAAGGCGCATTTGACACCGCTCAATGAGCGATTTAACACCCGCTTTCGGGTTAAGCTGGAATGCGCGGTTACACAATTTCACCGCTAATTCCAAGCGTTCGGGGTCGTCCATGCTCGCTGCATGGACTTTCCCTTGTTTGTTTCGTAACAGTAATGCGGCGGCTAATTTCAGCCATTTCGCCGTAACGGCTTCGTGAAGTTGCCACTGGGTCGCCACGTTTTGCAAAGTTTGCGAAAAATAGGGTTCGACTGAATAGCCTGCACTTGCTGTTTTGTCCGTCCAATCATAAATTTGATTAGCGACGAAAGTCGGTAACGTAGATTTAAAACGCTCCGGAAGCGATTGGTTCTGCTTGATAGCAAGATCAGCCAATCTAAGGGCAGTATCAAAATCACCGACATCGAAAGAATAAATAATGCAATAAGCCAAATAATCATTCTGATATACGATTCCTTTTGCCAGATAGTCATCAACAAACGGCAACCATTTCGGCAAAAATACGTTGCGTTTGTATTCCGCTTTTTGCTCAAAATTTGGGAACGCGCGCACTTTGTTGACGTCATTAGTCAATGCGATGCAAAGCACGTCGTAATCCGTGCCGTGCTGTTGCACGGTCGCGGATTGTGCCGCCGAATCGACCGCACTTTTTTCGATTTGCTGTAACGCCCGCATTTGCGCCTGAAATTCACGCATTCCCATTTTGATTAAGCCTCTTTATCCAGCTTCACTTTGCTGTGATCGATTGCCGTCATCAATCCTAAATCTTCAATGACGTAGCCTTCTTGTCGATAGTAGGAATTGACGATACCTTTTTTGTCTTCATCGTTTCGCAATGAGCGACGCACGCTTTTTGTTTGTGTATATACACTTAAATTTTTCAGCGTGGTGACAACTGCACCGCGTGCCGGGAAGTTCGGCGGGGTAATGGCGTTCATGCCGCCGAAAGATCCCATTAAGTTATGGGAACCTAACGCCGCTTTTTCGGTTGGGGTTAGTCCGTGTTGTTTTTGGATCAGCTTGGTTTCTTTGCTTACCAAGTCCGCACCCACTAAGAACACCAAATCATTTCGATCTCGGTGGCGTTGATGTAAGCCTTGTTTCAAGTCATACGCCAGATCGTCTAAGCTGGCATAGTCCGCACCATCGCCGAAAATTTTAATTTTGCCCGTGGTTGCGCCTTGGGTTAAAAAGTTTTCGGATTTTTGTTCGGCTAACAGTTTTAACCAACCTTTGTTTACGTCGGATAAGTCTGCTTTCACGGTGTCTTCCGCCACGGATTGACCGTGCCAGCCGATTTGCAAAATATCTAGTGCAATTTGCGTTTGCACAAATTCTGCGTACAGGATTTCTAAGCCGTCTTTGTGGCGGGCAAAATTGTCAAACATTTCCCATGGGATCAAAACGCCCGAATCGGTTTCGTTTAATTCATAGCCGAATTGGTCGTGGCTTAATGTTGCCAAATAACGACCTTGTTTTTTCCGTCCGGTAATGCCTTTTTCATTTGCACCAAGTAATTTTTTGCCTTTAATGTCGGTCACTTGGAACATATTAATTTGTTTCAGAAACTCTGAGCGTTGTTGGATGTTGTCGCCAAGTTCTGATGCTTGCGGCGGCTCAAGGCTAAAACTTTCACCGCGTAAAACAGATTCAACCGGAACTTTGTAATAACTAGCAACGGCAGCGGCGAATGCGTAATATTTCTGCATATCCATAGAATTAAATACCTTTAGTTAATTTAAACTCATGCGAACCGTCGGCGGCGGGTAAACCGTTCGGAATCGAGGTCGCTTCTTTTGTTAATGCGCTGAATTGTTCTTTCAGTGCATTGAAATCAGCTTGTAATTGATTAAATTTTTCTGCCGTTACGGTTTCACCTTCTTTTGGCTCTTTCGGTTCTTCCGGCACGCCTTCAGGTTTAGTTTGGGCGGAAAAATGGCTTTCAATTTTCGTACTCAAACTGTTGAATGCGCCGATCAGTTGTGAAAACTGCTCATTGGTCATTGTGGTTTCCTCTTTGTTATTGTTGTTATCGGATTTCGGGGTTTCTTCCGGCGCGGGTTTGCCCTCGGCGGAAAAAGAAAAGAATTGTTTAAACGCGGCGAATAGTGTGTTTTTCGCTTTTTCTTCTGCGTTCTCGGTGTCGCTCAATGCAAAATCGAATTTGACAAATTCGCCTGCCTGTGCGGTTTTTGGTAGGTTGTTGCTAAATAGCTCTAGTTTGGTTGTGCCAACGCTTGCCGGGGTGTCGGTAATACCCAAGCCGAATAAATAGCATTTTCCGGTATTGCGGAAATTCGGCATAATTTCGACGCTCGAAAATAGCCCCATGCCATAAGTATTCATATCAATTAAGCGGGCGTTAGGTGCGATGACAGCGTAAAGTTTCGTTTCGCCGCCTTCTTCTCTTGCTTCCAATTCCAACACTTCGCCCATGCTCATCCAACTACGATCATGATCGAACCATAACAACGCGGCATAGTATTCGCGATCGTAGGTATCCGCCATTTCGTGCAATTCTTGCGGCGTGATCTGGCGACCGTCCACCGTGTGCCCCGAAGTGGCGATACAAATAAAATCTGTTCTGAGTTTGCTATTTTTCATTGTTAAAAAATGCCTGTGGTTAATTAATTGCGGCTAGTTTTATGCAAAAAATCGCAAAAATCACGCACCTGAAATTGGATATATTCGGATATAGCGCGGAAATCCTGTATATCCGTCCATATCTCTTTTTGTGTGGGTTAAATCGTTGTTTTTAACTGACAAAATACGCCAAAAACAACAACACATAAGGCAAACATGACGGAATCAAAGCTAAGAATTAGAAAAACAAAACGCTATGACGACGAAGTGATCTATGCGGCAAAATTTTTGTATTTGAAACAGTACACGCCGAAAGAGATTGCGGCGGAATTGGGGCTGAACAGTGCACGCCCCGTTTATTATTGGGCGGAAAAATATCAATGGCGCAATTTGGTCAGCGAAAGCGGGATCGAAGAATTGATCACGGTGCGCATTATTACGCTGACGGAACGGGAAAATAAAAGCGATCAGGAAATCAAGGAACTGGAAGCCCTGATCGATAAAGATCTGCAATATAAAAAGCAACGGGCGGCGACGGTTGCCAAGGCGAAAAGTGCGGTCGAAATGCGCGACGTTTCGGCTGGCGGTTCCGGCGGATTTGCCGACAGCGGCGACGGGCAGGAACGCAAGCGTAAAGGCAACGTAAAAAATGACATTTCGCACATCACGCCCGAAATGTGTCAGCCGTTTATCGATAGTCTGTTCGGCTATCAAAAGCACTTGCGCAACAACAAGCACCACGACATCCGCAATCTTTTAAAATCGCGCCAGATCGGGGCAACCTATTATTTCAGCTTTGAAGCCTTGGAAGACGCGATTTTCACGGGCGACAATCAGATCTTTTTGTCTGCGTCGAAACGCCAAGCGGAAATCTTTAAAACGTACATCATCAAAATGGCTCGGCAATACTTTAACGTTGAGTTAAAAGGCAATCCGATCATTTTGAGCAACGGCGCGGAACTGCATTTTTTATCGACCAACAAAAACACTTCGCAAGGTAATAGCGGGCACGTTTACGGCGACGAATACGCATGGTTACGGGATTTTCAACGTTTCAATGATGTGGCGTCGGCGATGGCAACGCACGCGAAATGGCGGGAAACGTACTTTACTACGCCATCGTCTAAATTTCATGAATCTTATGCGTTCTGGTCGGGCGAAAGCTGGAAAGAAGGCGATCCGAAACGTAAAAACGTGATTTTCCCGACATTCGACGAAATGCGCGACGGCGGGCGGTTGTGCCCGGATGGGCAGTGGCGATACGTCGTGACAATCGAAGACGCACTAAAAGGCGGCGCGGATACCCTCTTTAATATCGAAAAACTGAAACTGCGCTATAACAAATACGCGTTTAATCAGCTTTATATGTGTGTATGGATAGACGACGCGGATTCCATTTTCACTATCAAAGAACTGCTAAAATGTAGCGTGGACGCTACAAAATGGAAAGATTTTGACCCCAAAGCCGATCGCCCGTTTGGCAATCGTGAAGTATGGGGCGGGTATGACCCGGCGCAAACAGGGGACGGCGCAAGTTTTGTTATCGTCGCTCCGCCCGCTATTGAAGGCGAAATTTATCGCGTGTTGGCGCGGTATCAGTGGAACGGCTTATCTTATCGTTATCAAGCGAATCAAATTAAGCAACTGTTTGAAAAATACAATATGACTTACATCGGCATAGACGCGACAGGGGTCGGGCTTGCGGTGTATGAAAACATCAAAGAATTTGCGCGGCGTGCGGCGACGCCAATCGTCTATAACCCCGATAGTAAATCCGAAATGGTGCTAAAAGTGCATGATTTGGTTGAGCATAACCGCCTGCAATGGGATCAAAATGAACTCGACATTGTGCCTAGTTTTTTGATGATTAAGCACCAATCCACAAAATCAGGCAATACGATGACATTTACCGCCGAACGCACCGTAAAAACGCAACACGCCGATGTATTTTTTGCAATCTGCAACGCGATTAATCGCAAATCTTTAACCGACAAACCACGCCGACAAGGGCGCGGATGGAGAATAAACTAAATGAAAAAAGCAAGCCAAAAACCGAAAAATCCTGATGCCAAAAGTTTTTCCATCATTCCGATTCACGACCGCACTTTTTCCATTAGTCCCGCGCCTGCGCTGGACTATATGGGGGTCAGTTACGATACACAATATAACTGCTATATGCCGCCGATTAATCGCTATGCGCTCGCCCGTTTGCCGCATCAAAACGCGCAACACGGCGGCATTTTGCATAGTCGTTCGAACATGGTTAGCGCGGGCTATTTGGGCGGAAAAGCCCTCTCCCGCATGGATATGCGCGCGCTATGCCTTAATCTGATTCAGTTCGGCGACGTGGGGCTGTTAAAAATCCGCAACGGCTTTGGGCAAGTGGTGCGCCTGCACGTGCTTTCGTCCCTTTATTTGCGCCGTAAACGCGACGGTGGTTATTCCTATTTGATGAAAAAAAGCCTGTACGATTCGGCGCAAGAAATCTACGAATACGCGGAAAAAGACATTATTTTTATTAAGTTATACGACCCGATGCAACAAATTTACGGCTCCCCCGACTACGTGGGCGGCATTCAATCGGCGTTACTCAATTCTGACGCCACCGTGTTTCGCCGTCGTTATTTTAGCAACGGCGCGCACATGGGCTTTATTTTGTATTCGACCGACCCCGACTTGACGGAGGAAATGGAAGACGAGATCGCTAAAAAGATCGCTGATTCGAAGGGCGTCGGAAACTTTAAATCCATGTTTGTCAACATTGCGGGCGGACACCCGGACGGGTTGAAAGTGATCCCGATTGGCGACACTGGCACGAAAGACGAATTTGCCAACATTAAAAACATTTCGGCGCAAGACGTGCTAACCGCCCACCGATTCCCGCCCGGCTTAGGCGGCATTATCCCGACCAACACGGGCGGACTGGGCGACCCGCTGAAATATCGCGAAACGTATCAAAACGACGAAATTCAGCCATTACAAGAGATTATCGCCGAAACCATCAACAACGATCCGGAAATCGGCGCGGGGCTGAAAGTCAAGTTCAAAAGCGCGGAAAATGTTTAAAAAATGTTGCTTAAAAATTGGGTGGTGATATGTATTTATATACAGATCTTTGATAAAATTTATCCCACATAATAACAAGGGGAATCAATGACAAAATGGCAAGAACAACAGATATTTATTGCAAAATCTGTAAACAAAAAGCAGTTATCAGACGTACTGAACGGATCCACAGTGAATTTAGTCGGTTGTATTGCGATTGTCGAAATCCCGCTTGCCGTCATAAATTTGTCATGAATCTCGAATTTAGTCACTCTACATCGTCCAGTTTAATGACAAAAGATCAGCTTTTAGCACTGACATTAAGCCAACTTTCGGAAGACGACAAAGACAAAATCAGGAAATTATTGAATGAAGAAAAAGCCGCGTAATAGCGGCTTTTTTTATGCGGTTAATAGTGCATTTGTAGCGGCTTTCGCCAAAAAGTTACTGCGGTTTTTATATTCCGGATGACTTGCCACATAACGATCAATGCGGCTAATTAATAATTTAGGCAGTGTCACGTTGATTTTTTCCGCTTTGCCCATTAATTGCGTTAAATCTACATCGACAAGCGCAAAAGTAAAACCTGCATATTCTTCTTCATTTCCGACATAGCTTTCTAAATCGCTTGGCAGTGGCACTTCCTCACCGTCTTCAATTAATCCTTCGATGTGAAATGCAATTGCTTCTTGTGCGTTTCTAAAGGCTTCCTCTAAGGTATCGCCCGCTGAAAAACAACCGGGTATATCTGGCACAATCACGCCGTAAGCGTGATCCTGATCGCCTTTTTCGATTCCGACTGGGTATAGCATTATATATCTCCGTTATAAATTAAAACTTTAATCTATTTTTATATCTTTAATCAAGGGGGCTTATTTAAGCCCCGCTTGTTTTAATATTGAATTTACTGTTTTTATCGGTAAATCCTTTCGCGGGTGCGGGACTGTAACCCGTCCCGCTTTGGTTTCATGTTTGAACTGATGATGACTGCCTTTTGTTGCCACAAGAAACCAACCGTCTTTTTTGAGTTTTTTTATTACCGTTTCACTATCCACCTTTTTTAACCTCTTTTGTTTTAGTTGGGGTTATTATAACTCCGAAAAATTAAATTGCAAGCATTTTAGAGTTATTGGGGTTATTTTTTTCATCTTTTTTATTTTTATCCGGCAACGGTGGCAAGTCATAACCTCCCTTGCGATAGGGCGGGATGTGTTTAAAGGGTTGGTAAATCATGCCGCTTTTAACTCCATTTGTTGCACACCTTTTTCTTTCATCTCATGCAATGACACATAAGAGGATTTCAAACACCCGTAAGGGGTTTTCGGCTCAAACAATACCAACATTTGCGGCTTGTTGTTTTGGTCGGTTTCTTTTCCGGTGTCGCTATTGATAAACGGGATCCGTCCGTTGGTGATATACACGATTTCTTTCGCGTTACGGATGCACATATCAAACCATTTTGTAGAGGTATCCACATTCAGCAACATAACCACGGTTTTATTGTGTAGCACGCTTTGTTGTATGGCGCGCAACACAAAGGGCAACGGGTTACTATATGGCGGATTCATCCAGCAATATTTCCCGTTCCAGTCAGTTTTGAGGGTGTCTTGTTCCGGACTGATAAAGTTTTTCACTTTGGCATTATGCGGCAATGCGCAAGTGTCTAAATCAAAGCGGATTTGCCAATAAAATTCGGCATAGTGAAATCCCCATAATGGCGTAGCCCATAAGTCTTTTATGTTTTTTGGTGTGTTGGATTTAATCATTTTCTGTTACCCACTGATTCAATTTTTGAAAAGATATGAAGTAGTGCTGTTTATTATGTTGCGTATTGTTTTCACAAAATGCTAACCACGCCTTTAATTCACCTTTAATTTGTTTTTTTGTTGTGTTATCTAAACAATGCCAATATTTCTTAATTAAAACGACGCTTCTTCCCACTTGATAATTTTTTGATTTTAATCCCCGGCGAAACAACGCTAATAAAAATTCGTTTAATTCTTTTCGCTCAATCAAAACAAATTGGGCTAATTCATCAATATAAAATTCCATATTTCCCCTAGCTTATGCTTAAATTTCTCAAATTCGACAAATGCGACGGTTCTCCGATTTGGTCTAAAATCAGGGGTTCGCGCTTGATTGTCATAATCGGTTCATCGTTGATGATTTCGATGCTTCTTATCCGGTCTAAAACTAACTTATTATTGTTTATTAAATAATCAATTTGTTCCGGTTGCGGTCTAAAATGCGTCGGCTCCAACAATGATTTTATTTTTTTTGTCAGTTCCGCCCGTTTTTCGGCGGTTACAGTTACTGACACAAGTCCAAGGCGGGCGATGCCCGCTTTTTTATTAGCCTCGCCCCGCTCGGTTGGGCGCTTTTTAATCGTCCATTTCTTGATCCGGCTAATGACTGATTTAAAACTGATTACATTTTTTACCCCCTTAATTTTCTTTTGCATTTCGCCGAAGCGATTTTCCTTTGTTTGTTCATAATCTAATTTGATGGCTTGATCTTTACGGCTTGCCAAGGCGCCGCCTTGGATTTGCAAATAGCTCGCAAAGCACGGCGTATCGGCACAGATTCGCGCTTTTTCGATCAGCTCGTCGTCACATTGCCCGGCAACTAAACGGCGTAATTCACGCCAAACGGACACAGACGCGCCGCCGTAAAATTGGAATTGACGGATGCCCCACAGGCTCGCCCATGCGCGCACGCGTTTCGCGTTATCACGCAAGGAAAGATTCGGGTTTTCGTCGGATTTTTCATCTTTCAGCGCAAAGCCGTCGATGTTTTTCGAAATGTATTTCGCGATGTAAGCGGTGGCACTGCCTTTCGATTTGTCGCATTCTTCCACTTTACAACGGTGTTTTTTTGCGCCCTGTTCGTCGCCGTCGATTTCCAGCGCTTTAATTTTGAATAATCTGATGGCTTCCGCTTTGTGTTCGGATTTGACGTAAACCAATAAATGCCAGTGCGGCGTTGCGTCGTGATGCGGTTCAGCGACGCGCATTCCGTACATTTTGATGTCGCGTTTGGCTAATAACGCGCGGTATTGTTGCCAGACGGTGTTTAAGTAGGCTTGCGTTTCGCGCGGGCTGTTGCCCTGCCATTTTTTATTGTTCTCGCCGTGGCTGTGGGTAGCATGAAATGACGATGGTGCAGTAAGTGTTAAAAATAGGGCTTCGTTGCCGTTTTCTTCCGCCCACTCTTCCAAACCGCGCAAGCGCAACATCATTTCTTGACGGCGCAAAGCGGGGTTAGACGATGATTTCAAAAACATATCAAATAGTTCGGCTTGTTCTTCCGGGTTATCCACGTTTTCGACGATCATCGCTTTTAGATAGTCGTAATTTTTCTTGATTTGGTTTTGCCAGTTGATGAAGCCTTGATATGACACATAACTATTTGCCTGTTTGCGCACTTCGCCGCACGCAATGGCGATATGCTCAATAATGCGCTTTTGCGTGGTTTTCATCGTGTAAAACCAATATTTTTCATCGGCAACTTTGCATAGTGCGACGTCGATGCGCTCCATCTTGATTTTTTTATCTTCGCAATAGCGCGCCCAATGCGGGATCTCAAACCCGATGGCTTCACAGGCTAGCCCGCATTGTTTATATAGCTTCATGATGATGCTATCGGATTGCACTTTGTCGTATTGCTTGCCGTCTTTTGCGTACACCTCGATAAAATCCTGTTGCTTAAGCTGAAATGCGTATGCCAACTCATACGCCATGCTTTTTAATTTCGCTTCGGTCAATAAATAAAACGGAAAATTGGCGTCCTGCGCCTGTTTCTTGCCGTACTTGTCAAAAAGTGCGGTCGTTTTTTGGGTTAAATGATTGCCCGCGTGTTCGGCGCGGGTCGGCACGGTAACAAAACGCTGTTGCTGTGCGATTTCGGTTTTTAAATCAAGCAACCAGTTCGGTGAGGATTTAAACGCATGAAGAAATGAAACGTTGATTTTGTAACGGCTGAAAACCTTTTTTAAACGAATATTTAGCGTTTCGCGTAGCCATAAGTTCGCGGCGCGTTGTTGCACGTTGCCCGCCTGAAACGCTATGGAGCCATCGTCTTTAATGCTGTGATATTGTTTTAAATAAAGTTTTCGGAAATGCTCGCGCTGACGCTCGCGCGGCAGTTGGGCTATGACTTTCTCAACATAGCTATAGCTATTCGGCACGGTGTCGAATAGCTCAAGTTGTAATTCGGTTTTGCGATCAGAATCGGCAAAAGCGCGGTATTTTTTTACCGCACTTTGTGCAATCACCGGCGCCGCTTCCGGCGCGGATTCTTGTTTTAAGATTGCTTGATTCATGATCTGCCCTAATGATTAGCCGCACTTTTTATCGTGCGGCGTGCTGATTAATATTGATAAGTGATTCCCGCGCCTGCGCCCACTTCGTTTTGAGTGCCGAAAGACACAGACAAGCTACTAATCCATTTCGTGTTTTCGCTCATGTGTGAATAGCGGATGGCGGCGGCGTGTTGCCCTGCGTATGTGCCTATACCTGCGCCAATAGCAGATCTCCCGCTATGGGTGGCGTGTGGGATATTTGCAACGGCAAGCGCGGACGCCGTTCCGGCGGAAGCGCGTTTGCGGTTTTTCGCGACGTCTTTCGCCACGTTATCAATGCGCTGATTTGTGTTTGCTAAGCCTGCGTTTAAGCGCTCATTTGTGCGGGCGATGGCTTGCGCGTTGCGTTCTGCTTTTGCACTGGTGGCACTGATGGCGCGCTGATTGGTGTTGATTTGGTTCGCGTTGGCGCGGATTTGGCTTTTATTGGCTTCGATGTTGTCGGCGTTGGTCGATACCTGCCCCGCAACGGCGAATAACTGGCTTCCGTTAATGCCGTCCGTGCTGTCGGCTGTGATTCTGCCTGCGGCAAGGTTGGTTAATGTGCGTTTTGTGTCTGCGTTGCCGACGGATACCGTCGCGACGGGTTTCGCGCCTGCAAAGCCGCTATAACTAATATTGCCCACGGTTGCGCCCGCTGTGCCGACGGCTTGGGCGGTTGCGCTATTACTGCCGATTGCCACGGCATACGCGTCGTTTGCGGTTGCACCGCGTCCGATTGCGGTCGCCATGCGGGCGGTGGTGTTGGCTAATGTGCCGACGGACGTGCCGCTGTATGCGCTCACGCTTGCGCCGTCGCCGATTGCCGTGCCTGTGTCGGCGGTCACTTTACTTTGTACGCCAACCGCCGTCGCGTAGTTAGCCTGCGCTTTGGCACTGTTGCCGATCACGGTGTTTAAGTCGCCTTTTGATGTGCCTAAAATGCTAACTGTGGCATTGCCGTCCACTTGCGCGACAATGCCGACGGATGTCGAACCGTTGACGACCGTATGATCGCCAATAGCAACAGCACGATAACCTTTTGATTTTGTATAGTTGCCAATTGCGACGGCTTGGCTTCCGTTTGCATTGGCATACGTGCCGATGGCGACGCTGTTTTCACCCGTTGCGCTTGCGCCTGTGTCTAGATTGATAGACGCGTGAGCGGTGTTAAGTGCGGCAAAAACGGCAACCGCGATTAATGTTAATTTTTTCATTTGGATCCCCTCTGAATTAGTTTTGTTAATGATAAATTTACTTAATATGAATTAAATTCATGTTAGTGACTAAAAAAAGGATTTTTACTCATCTAACGCCTGGGCTTTTTGCTTTGCGCCCTGTACTTCGTCACAAATGGCTTTGTGTCGAATCAGCACATCTTCGATAGTTGCTACTCGCTCGTCCTGTAGTTCGATACTGCAAATAAAACTCAAGATTTCTTCGAAGCTTGTCGATTGTTTGATTTGATAACGCTCGGCTTCTTTTAGTCGGTACACCACAAAACAACCGTCGATAACGCCTAATTGATATTGCTGTGTGATTTCGATTAAGTGCATTTCTTGCATTTTGATTTCCTCTTTTTCTGCTTTTAACACCCGTAGGGACTTGATAAATAACGCGCCGATAAGGCAACAACTTAGCGCTAAGCCGACGATAAACAACACGACGACAACGCCGAATAACAAAGTTAAGATTTCCCACATATCCGCCGCCTTTAATGAATCGCTTGTTTGGATTGTGCAATGCGGACTAAATCATTCAAACGGGCGATTTGCTCCCGCGCCTTGATGTCTTTTTTTACCCAAAAATCGCGGCGCATTGGGTCGCGGCGGGCAAAGGTTAAATAAACTTCGTGGCTGTCTTTCCAGTAAAAGATCGCCTGCTTGCAAACGTTGACGTTAATGCGGTCTTTTCTAATAAGTTGATTTTGCATAATTCACCTCTTTATCAATTTGTTTAAAATTGGCTTTTGTTAGCACAGGCGGAAATTCGTTTGCGATTTCACGAATTTTCTTTACCGCTTCGGCGATTTTGTCTTGTCCTTCCGGGGTGTAATCACCTAATTTTCGCCCCTTTGAATACGGGTCCAGTAAATCACTTGTGCGTATGTCCGCATAAGCTAAAATCACGTCTTTTTTCTCTTTTGCCATTTTGTTAAAAACGCGTTCCACTTCGTTTTTACTCTGATTCAATTTGTGCCAGATTTCCGCACAATGCTTTCTTGCAATTGCCGCCAGTAACTCTTGATATTCTTCGCTCATTAAGTGAGCGATATATTCCGGCGCGTTTTTGTTGATTTTGGTTATTCGGTGATTGGCATATAACATAAGCGCCACCTTACTTGCTTCTGCCGTATTTTCTGATGTATGCTAATCGGTAAATTTTTTCCCCGAATTCCACAAGGTCATCAAATGAGCGATCAGAATCAAAATAACCCATTACCGCCTGAAGAATTTCTAAATCAGCTGGCTCTTCAAACGGCGTTACAAGATAGGCTATTGGGCTGTCTATGCCGTGTTGTTGCAAGATTTCCTGAATTGACTTCCCAACTTGAGAATGAACTTCTCGCGGAAGTTGACGATATTGCGAAAACACATCCCGAATCTGCTGACCTCGCGGAATCGTATTTTGCGAAGTTGCTTGCGCCGATTGGGCGCGAATGAATAGATTTAAGTTGTTGATGATGACGTTGATTTCTTGATTTCTCATTTTTCCACCCCTAGAAAAACACTTTTGAAACTGACCGCACTTTTTATCGTGCGGTTTTTTATTGTTGCGCCGACGCTTCACGCGCCAAGGCGATCATGTTGATAAAAATCTTTTCTTTTTTACTTTCCCGTGGGCGGGTCGGTAAAACTCCTTTTTGCACCAAGTCGCGCACTGCTTTGACGGATATGCCATTACGGCGGGCGTATTCCTCGGCTGGCAGATACGGACTATCTACCTGTATATATATACAAATTGAATTTTGAGTTTCCATCTTGTAACATTCCTATGAACGAATATGAACGAATATGAACAATCTGTCATTTGACACAAATATAATGCTTTGTGTTGAATGAGTTGTCAATATGGTGATTTTATGTCTTTTGACACAAAAATAGAATTTGAAGGCGGGAAAGAAGTTATTTCTCGGATCATGAAAGCGTATGGATTTGCAAACCGTAAGCTACTTGCGGAACATTTAGGAATGCCGCATAGCACCTTTGGGACATGGGCTTCACGCAATTTCTTTCCCGCTGAACTTGTAATACGTTGCGTTAAAGAAACGGGCGCGCGACTGGATTATGTAGCATACGGAGAAGAACCGATTTTCGATAATTCGCTTGATATGAAATATTTTCATGCAATCAAGCTAGAAAATGGCAAACCTTTCATAATGGAGAATAAACCCTTTATTCTCACATACTTACCAAATTTAGATAGCCGCGCGGCTTACGACAAAATTTCTTGCGTGATTGAAGATAACCGCACTTATTTCATCAATAATGACTTTGGCGACCTGATCGACGGAGATTATTTCGTAATCGTGGAAAACTCCCATTTATTGCGTTACATCACTGTTCTACCCGGCGGGAAAGTGCGGTTAGACGGCGGGAAATTTTCGTTTGAGTGCGACGCGGGGGATATTGAGATCGTAGGCAAGGTTATTTTAAAAATGGAGAAGTGCTAAGAATGAAAAAATTAATCAAATATGCTTGCATATGGTTCCTTCTTAATCTTTTCACTATCGGACCAATATCAAGACTCATTAGCGCCAATCAAAGCGATAATGTGGGCGGTGCTATTATATTAATCAATACAATAGCCCTTTTTATAATTATTAAATTCAAGTCTAAATTTACTGCGTTTTCCAAGATAAAAGAAAAGGTTCAAGATAACGAAATTGAACCCGCTGAAATTAAGCCCCCTCTAATCCCGAAAGGTGATACTGTAAAATTTGAATATGAAACAGATACCAGTAGTGAAACTAAATTCTTTTCCGGGAAATTGATAGATATTGAATTTGATTCTGATCAAGAATGGGGAACGCACGCCATTTTGATCGGCGAAACTGCCAAAGGCACTGTAAAGAAATTTAAAGATTATGATCTTTTGGGTGATGTCGTCTATAAAGGCAAAAAATACTCCAGTTTTGAAGATCTTTATTCCAAAATAAACAATGATTAATTCTTAAAATGGCAGTTCGGCGTGACAAAACAAAAGGCAATAAATGGCTTGCGGAGTTCTACAAAGACGGCAAGCGCGTTCGCAAGTGGTTTTTAACCAAGGGCGAAGCCCTGCGTTTCTTCAATCAGCATAAATATGCTTCCGTTCAATTTTCCGATTCCGAAACGGTTTCCGTGTCTCTTGATGCGGACAAAACCGCCGCCCCGCCGTTAAGTTTTTTCGTGCAAGAATGGTTCGATTTGCACGGGCAAACGCTCAACGATGGCGCCGCACGATTGGAAAAGCTAAAAAACCTGTGCGCCCACCTTGGCGACCCGCCCGCCGCCGAATTTCGCCGCGAAGATTTCGCCGATTACCGAAAATTACGCCTTGCCGGGAAATTTTCCAAAGATCCGAATCGCCCACCGAAAGAAGCCACAATCAACCGCGAACACGCCTATTTGCGGGCGGTTTTTAACGAATTGAAGCGGCTCGGCAAGTGGGAAAGCGAAAACCCGTTAGAGGGAATAAGTGAATTTCGGGAAAAGGAAATCGAACTGGCGTATTTAACCGCCGACGAAATCCGCCGACTGCTTGCGGAGTGCGATAATTCGCGCAATCGTGATTTGGGGTTGATTACGCGAATCTGCTTGGCAACCGGTGCGCGGTGGAGCGAAGCGGAGCAGTTAAAACAATCTCAAGTTATCCCTTACAAAATCACCTACATTAACACCAAAAGCAACCGCAACCGCACGATCCCGATCAGTCGTGAACTCTATGATATGTTGCCCAAACGACGCGGGCGACTTTTCGGCGACGCTTACGAAGCCTTTGAAAATGCCGTGGATCGCGCTTGTATTGATTTACCAAAAGGACAACTTACCCACGTTCTGCGGCATACGTTCGCAAGTCATTTTATGATGAACGGGGGAAATATCTTAGTACTGAAAGAAATTTTAGGACACTCTACGATCGAAATGACAATGCGCTATTCTCATTTTGCCCCTTCGCACTTAGAAAGTGCGGTCAGTTTAAATCCGTTGGCTGTTAAAAGGGATTAG